CGGGAGAAAGCCTAGGGTTCTTAAAGCAGATTCTGTGGGAGTAGGAAGCTATGGTAATAAATTGGTTTCTGGTTTTACCGCGGCAAGTACTAAGTATCGTGGTGGAGCAATTTTGGAATTACAAAATCCTGATGGAAGCCTTTTTAATCCAGCAGGAATTAACTCCGATGCAACGGTGGTAGTGGCTGATACGGGAGATCCTAATTTTACATTTGACAAGCCCGCAATTTTTGTTGATAAAGAATCGTATCAGGCTTATAAAAATTCTAATTTAGGTGGTGTTCGCGCAGTTGTTTTACAAAAAGGATACGTGGAAAACTCTGCGTATTCCTCAGCTCAAAATCAAAAAAGCTGAGCTGAACGTCATAAATAGAGATAGCAATGAACAGCATTCTTTCGGACTTTAACAAACCAAATTACCAGCCAACCGTGGTTGCTGGCGATATTTATAAAGATGTGTCTTTTACGTTTATTCACCCCGCGACAGGTGACGTTTTACCTGCAACGGATTTGGACGCAATTAAAAACAGTGTTAAAAACATTGTGCTAACACCTCTTGGTACACGACCATTTTTTCCAGAATTCGGAACGGCTGTTTCGGGACTTCTTTTTGAGACAGCAGGGAGTTTAACATCAGCTGCTATTAAAGATGAAATCGTTGGCGGTATTCGAAGATTTGAGCCGCGGATCGACAGTCTCAAGGTTCAAATAGCCGATAATCACGAACGAAATGCTTACCGCATCACAATCCTATTCACCACTACATACAGCCAAACCGCTGAATTTATTTTCCTTTTAAACCGAACAAGATAACGACATGGCAACCAACGGAGAACAGCTTAATGTTTCTGAATTAGACTTCGCACAAATCAAAGCGAATTTAATTGATTATTTTAAGAACAGCGAAACGGAATTTACAGATTGGGATTTTGAAGGAAGCAATCTTAACAACATCATTGACTTGCTGGCATACAACACGCACTACAATGCGATGCTGGCTCACATGTCTGTGAACGAATCTTTTATTGACTCCGCACAGCTTCGAAGCAGTGTGGTTTCATCGGCCAAACTTCTTGGATATATTCCACGAAGCTTTTCAGCGGCAAGTGTAAACATTGTTGGAACAATCGGAGCTACAGCCGAGTCTGACGACACCTACGTGGTTCCACGAGGCACTCGCCTGCTTACAAACTACGATAACACTGCTCTTAACTTTGTTGTGCTTGATGATGTTACTACCCTTCAGAAAACAACCGAAGGCGAGGCGAACTACTACACCGTCGGAGCGGACCAACCTCTTATTGGTTATGAAGGCCGACTTGTTACAACAACCTTTGAAGCCAACGCAATTGAAACCGGACAACGTTACGAACTCTTTGACGAAGACGTTGACATCAGCACACTGCGTGTTATCGTTTATCCAACAGGAGCTAAAAGCGAAGGAACAGGAACACGTTACAACCAATTCAGTGACATCGACATTGACGCTGATTCAAAGATTTACTTTATAAACGAAAACAGTTCTGGCCGATACGAATTAACATTTGGCAACGGCATTTACGGAGCAAAGCTTGATGCCGGTAACGTGATCGAGATCGAATACCTTGTAACAAGCGGTCAAGCTGGCAACGGTGCCAACACCGCTTTTACAATTGGCGGGGACACATCCGGTAACTTTACTCCAGCGGGAACCTCACTCAGTATTCTTAACAACGAACGATCCAGCGGTGGAAGCAACAAAGAAACGGTTCAGCGACTAAAAAACAACGCAATCAATTCCTTTTCTACACAAAACCGAGCTGTTACATCCGACGATTACAAAAACCTTATCAGTGGTAAATTCTCCTTTGCTCAAAGTGTGAGTGCTTGGGGTGGAGAAGACAATGATCCTCCCACGTATGGATCTGCCTTTGTTTCCGTCAAGCCGAATTCAGAATACGTTGAGGACGTTATCTCAGAGGCAGACAAGGTTTCAATTCTCGACTTTCTTGAATCGAAAAAGGTTCTTGCTATTACTCCTCAGATCGTTGATCCCGAATTTGTTAACATCGTATTGGACGTGCTTGTTAAATATGATCCTAGTATTTCCTCGCTGAGTGCATCAGAACTCCAGCTTGCTATTAAAAACAATGTGGCTGTTCCATTCGCGGAATCGGACATCAACGGGTTTGATACTATTTTCCGACATTCTCAGTTTCAGCGTCAGGTGGACAACTTCAACCGCGCGGTTATGAACTCACTTGTTCGCGTTTTTGTAAGTCAAAAAATTACCGTTCCCGCGGATGGATCAATCTCCGACTTTACAGTTAAATTTGGCGCTCCGCTTCGCCCTGACGACGGTAAGACCCTGGTATCTGTTACATCCACACCGAACTTTACTCTTGGTGGCGAGACCCTTTCGATCAAAGACGAACCAGGATTAGATTCAGTCACACGAAGCGTTTACACTTGCAGAAGAAACAGTAATGGAACAGAACAAAGGGTTTCACAAATAGGACAAATCAATCTTGCCACTGGTGTTATGCAACTTTCTAATTTGTTTACAGACAACACCACAGAGCTTTGCTTTATCGCAAACACCCAAAGCAACGACATTGTTGGCAAAAGAAATCTTTTGCTTAGTGTGGATTTTGATAAGTCTACATTCAGTGCATTCCCAGATGAAATTGCTCGAGGCGGTGGTTCTCGTTCGGTTGACTATCAAACATTTAATAAAGATCGTGGAAGCACATTTATAGACACAGACTCAAGCTCAAGCTCTAGTGGCGGAACAACTTATTAGTAAATAGAATCATGGAGTTAGGAATAGCAAGCAGCACTGCAAGGGCCGTAGAACCTCAGGCGGTTGAATCAATTTTACCCGAGCACTTTGAAACATCTGCTCCTGAGTTGGTTAAATTGTTAAAGGCTTACTACAGGCATCTTAACAAAGAGCTTTCCGCTTCATACGAACTAAACAACCTTGTTCGCCAACACGACGTTGACCACGCGAGTGAGAAATACCTCGATGCGATCGAACGCATGGTTGGTGCTACCATCCCACAAAGTCGTTCACTTGATCGTCGAAGGCTTTACAAAGTCATTGCTGACTACTACAACAGCCGAGGATCTGAGCAAAGTGTTTACGCATTTTTCCGCATTTTCTACAACGAATTTGTTACCCTAATTTATCCCAAAGAACTTTTGTTTTCTGTTAGTGATCCCGAAAAAGGAACCATTTCAACTGACAATAGAATTCGGGACAGTTACAAGTGGCAGGAATTCTCATACGTGGTTCACTCGGAATCAGACCAAGCCAATTGGAAAAACGAATACCTTAAATTTGTTCACCCTGCTGGTCTTCAATTCTTTGTTGCATTGACCCTTGAGATCTTTGCAGACAACGACTGGGTCAAAGAGTCGCTTGAGTATTACCTAAACATCACAAAGGTTGTTAAGCTCACGTCTGAGTTACCAACCGGTGAAAACGCTCCAGTTGACGGCACGCTTTACATCGTAACAGATGGTGATGACAGCGGTTCAATTGTCCAAAAGTTTAACAACATCCCACGTGTTTTTGAATACGACACCGAGATCTCACCCGAGGGTTGGGCGGAAACCCAATCGGTACAATCCTTTGCTGATTGGATTGATTGGTCTACGTTCTTCGGTCAACACACACCGCAAGATCAGTACCTAAACGTTGCATTCACCTTTATGCTTCAGGTTTTAATGGGTGACGGTGGTTACCATTACCTCACACACGTTCGATCTGTTTATAACAAACGTGGTGATGCAGTGGTTGACAGAGACCTTTTAAAGGCCTTTTTCAACAACCTGATTATTTCCTATCGAATGTTGAACGACAACACCATTCAAACTGCTTATCGTGAGGGATGGAACAAGGACATTAAATTTGTTGACAACGCGGGATGGGGTGAATACGGAGAGGCTACAATTGCTGAGGCTGACACCGCTTACACCAAGTACTCCGACGGGGGATTCAGATATCCCACCGCATTTGTACCGATCGACCAATCGGGTGATCCTTATCTTGACTTTATCGATGCCGAAAACATCGTTGAGGACTGGAACGAACCCATCAACTCACCGATCCAATACGTTCCCACATATCTAACTTCAGGTTCATACACCGGGGGTTGGGTGGGATTCGTTTTTTATTCGGGAGACGACGCACTTGTTTCACCATGGCAAATCGACCAAAACCTCGTTCAATACGCGGATGCAAGCACGGATGGCTTTATCCACATTTATGATGACCGCATTGAGGTTGGTGATGACATCATTCAAGTTGGTGATGTTTACATCAATGGTGATCTTGTTCTTGATCGGAGCGAAACCAATTACTTGACCGCAAACTCCACAACAACCTGGGACTTTAACCTACCCCTTCTTGAAGGTGGTTGGAAGATCGTTCTTTGCCGTGTTAATTGGAAACTTCCCGCGGGTGCGATCACCTCCGAGAGTGGGGTGGATCCGGAATTCAGAGCCTTTTACAAGCCCGCTACATTCGTTTCACCTGGTGACTTAAACATACCAAAGTTTCGTTCGAACCTGCAAGACCTTCTTGATAGAATTCAAGGCACCGTTCGCTTTAGCGACACACCCTCGGAGTTTAAGATTAGTTACAACACACACTTTAACAACTTTTCTGCGGGTTCTTCAATTGACTTTTACACACGTTCTGCGACCACTTCATTAGACATTTCGGAGTTTGATTTGATCCTTGATCCGGCCGGTTCACCAACTCAAACCGAAACTTTTACATCCACTGGAATCACTGAGGTAACCGATTCAAGTAGTCCTGCAAACGTTACGGACATTCAGCACCGATACGATTCATCTTCTTCGAATCTTTACTTTTTGTTTTCTGTTTCAGAGGGTTATTGGGCACTTTATGACGATGCTTCTTCACCCGCCGAGCTCCTACAAAAAACCGTTGATCCACGTCAAAACACCGTTCCAGGAATCAACACCTCTTCCTTCACGTGGGAGGTGATTTCGGCATCATCCGTGTCAGCAATCGACTCCGCTGATCGCTTTATAAATATTGTATACGATCTTGGATGGACAGATCAAAACTCACCTTATGACTCACCCCTAAATTTACGAAGCTTTTTAGGGGGATTCAATGATGACTCCCCCGGATACGAATACGACACACAAGAACCTTTCCTAAATTCTTTTACATTTACCCAAGACTAATCTCTTAATAAACATATAAATAACATTATGGCAGCCATTATTACAGAACAATTCCGAAGAAATTCCGCGGAAACCCTGGAATCGGATATCACCAGTAATTCCTATTACATAGGCATTGGTCAGCAGGATGCATGGGACGACGTCTCCGGCACTTCTGCTTCAGCACCTTACCCTGTTGGAACATTCAAAGACCAACAGCGTGTGCTTGATCACATAACTGGTTTATTCAAAGTTAATTCCGATAACCTTTCTCGCGTTATTCCCCGCAACGACATTGCAGTGTCAACAAAGTACAAGGCATTTGATCCTCTTGATCCAACATGCTTTTACACCGACACAACAAACGACATCAAGCCTTGTTATGTCATGGCTGGAGATCAAATTTTCCTGTGTTTACAAAAACCCGCAGACGGTTCAGCAACCGACTCCGCGGTAGTAACAGCCCTTGGAAATTCCTTTGTTGACTATGGTATTGTTACGGTGTCAGGTTA